GTAAGCAGGAAATTTGCCCTGACGGAAAATCGTTTCCGGGCGGACGTAGTCGCGCATCTTGGCGTCATCGAACCATTTGGCAATGGTGTAATCGATAGCAAGGATCAGCTCATCAGCTGAGAAATCCTCTGACAGGCGACCGCGAATCGGTCCGAGTGATGAGCGAGATTTCTGGTAGCGCAGACCTGTTGCACGATTTAGATGCTCAAGTACCCTGAACTCATCCTGCCTATCGTCGGGTTTCGCAGAAACCGGACAAGAGTCTTTACCTGTAATCTCTGTAGTAATCTCTGTTGTATTCTCTGTAAGAGTGGGACAGATTGTCCCTATGGATTGGGTCACATTGTCCTTATCGATTGGGGCAAATTGTCCTTTTCGATTGGGACAAATTGTCTTACTCGATAGGGACAAATTGTCCTTATCGGTCAATAGTGGGCTTGCGTAGTTAATTGCGTAATAATTGGTCTGGTCGTGCTGCTTTTTTTTAAGCTGCTCAACATAAATCAAACCCAGCTTTTTCAACGAAGAAACCGTTCTTTGTATCGTCTTCCCAGTCCACCAAGGGAACTGCTCATTCCATGCATTGATGCTGTTGTAAACCCAACGCTTGCCCTCATATTCGACGCCAGATGTGGTCTCTTCCAGCCAGTAGCAAATCTGCTGAAGCACAATGGCTTCATTCAGGCCAATGCGGCACGCAAGCGCAGGGCTAACTACCAGCGGTTTAACTTTCAGAAGTAAGCTCATGTGGTGCCTCTATTTCCCGAAAGTCGCGCTGGAACTGGTGTAGAGGACAGAAGCACTCACCATGTTCATAATTGGCGCGAAGGTAGATAACCCGGCTGGATTCTGGCTCCCAGCGGATGACTCGGACGGGAATGCCTCGCTTGTCAGTGAACCATCGGTCAAGTGTTCGCATGGATTCACTCCAGCTGTCTCGATCATGTCACCCACAGTCGCGTGACGATTGGTGTGGTTGAGTGGGACCCAAACACCGTTTACCATCTGCACATACCGATACACATCGGCACGGCCATGCAGTGGAAGGCACCGCATTTGCGGAGTTGATGATTGTCTGGTTAAATTGCTCATGCTGATTTATCTCCACGTTCTCCACGCTGGATATTGATCGCAACAGAACGCCCTAGGCTGCAACCCGGGGCGTTCACCTTTTCTGGCTGGCAGAAAGTGCGATAAAGTAAGGTCAAATGCTGCTGCCACTTAGCCATAACCTGATAGCTGTTCTCTTCAATTCGCTCACGCTCTGACATATCAATTTCGCCATCCGCAGTTGCTTCACGCAGATACGCTGTGTGCTTGCCAATCCACTCAATGGTTTCCATCAGGCGATCGTTGATATCGGCGTTATCGACCTCTTCAAGTTCCACCAGCGGTACGTTAACGCTGTGGCTGTTGCGCGACACTGCATCCGCGATGTATTTGGTGCCGCTGGCCTGCTGCAGTAGCATCGCCCAGCCCATTGGGAACATCTGGTCCCCATCAACACGCAGGCGGTTGAACAACATGTTCTCGGATACACCCAACCAATCAGCTGCACCTGCGTAGCCGCCGGGCATCTCAGTGATGGTTTTCTTGATTGCCGCCACCAGCCAGGCCGGTTGCTTCTCGATTTGTGATTCTGGTTTACCCACTGTCATACCCCTTTTACTGTGGTTATTTTCAAGCTGCCGGTGCGCTATTCTTTGCGTATAGGCTTGGGTCATACTTGAGCTTTCCTTTCGTGATCCTCTCAATCACGTAAGCCTGTTTCTCAGGGATAACCGCACCCCACTGACATACCGCTGAGTGAGTAACACCAATGGCCAAGGCCGCTTTGGTGGTACCACCGTAGAACTTAAGAACGGACTCTTTTAACATGATTTACCCCCATAAAGTAAGTATGCTTACATCGTATATTAGCAAACTACTTACGTCAATTAAATGTAAGATAGCTAACGTTGTTATCAGGAGAAAACGATGAACACCGTTGGCAGCCGTATCAAATTCAGAAGACGCCAGTTAAAACTCACGCAAAAGGACGTTGCTGAATATTTGGGTATTTCTGCTTCAGCAGTTACTCAATGGGAGAGGGATGCCACAGACCCGGCAAGCGATAACTTGCTTAAGCTTTCTCAGGTTCTCTCATGCTCACCAGAGTGGATAATGTCAGGTGAAGGTGAGATTGATGCATCCTCCAAAAAAATCATATCCTCCGTGAGACTTGTGCCTCTTCTGTCATGGGTGCAGGCAGGTTCATGGACTGATGCGACTACTAATCCCAATAGAGACGAATGGGTTAGGACCTCTGCGAAAGTTTCAGATGATGCCTTCGCGCTAAGAGTGAAAGGTGATTCTATGACTAGTTCGGGTAGCCTAAGCATCCCAGAAGGAGCAATAGTTATCGTTGATCCTCTAAATGGCTTCCCAGATGAAGCGATTGGAAAAATTGTGATTGCACAAACCATGGCGGGTCATGAGGCTACAATCAAAAAGTTAGTAGTAGATGGTCCACACTCTTACCTTGTCCCCCTGAATGACAGGTTCAAACCTATCGATGTCGATCAAAGCACAAGGCTTATAGGCGTAGTTAAGCAAGTAATCATCGACCTCCC